AATTTAGGACCAAAATAGGAGGTCCATGACCCTGAAGGACTCGGGGAATTTTGGACCAAAATAGGAGGTCCATGACCCTGAAGGACTCGGGGAATTTTGGACCAAAATAGGAGGTCCATGACCCTGAAGGACTCGGGGAATTTTGGACCAAAATAGGAGGACGGTGGGGGAGACTTGGGTAATTTTGATTCAAAATAGGGGTCACCGGCGGTACCAGAGTCCGTCGAGTTTCATTAGATAACATCGGGGGTCAGTTTGTCTTCTCGGACCTCGATGAAGACTGGGAGGAACATGGACTTGGCCTTGGTCTTCTTGTCGGTAATGAGCGCGTTGTACTTGATGGCCACAATCTTGCCGATATACTCCGAGGGGTCCTTGGAGCGGTCCTCGTCACTCAGGCCCGTACCGACCGCCGTGTTGACGGTGCCATCCTTGGACTCGACGAGCAGAGAGCCTATTTTACCCTCATATTTGCCCGCACCGGGAAGGATACCAGTGACCTTGAGGTCCGCCTCGAGCTCAGCCTTCATCTTGACTTGGTGCTTGACCCGCTTATCCTCCCATGGCCCCTTGGGATCCTTGAGAACCAGACCCTCCTCACCCTCGGCCAGCTTTTGCTGGTACAGAGTCAGAGCCTCATCCATCGAATTCACCATGGAAATAGGAGCTACCCGGATCCTACCAGCTTGGGCGGGGTGGAGCATCAGGTGGCGTTCCCTGTATCCCGTGGAGCACTTGCCGGCCCTGAAACTCGTGAGTGGGATAATGTCCCATACCACGGCCCGGATCTGTTGGGCCAGCTCCTTGGTTCCCGTACCCTTCTGGAACTTGGTCAAGAGGCCGTTGCCCGTCTTGCGGTCCATGGGCTTTCCATCGGGGCCCGCCATGAGCAGCTCACCATCCAACACAAAGTCCTCTCCGGCCGTGAGGTTGAGCACGTCCGCATCGAGCACACCGAACAGATCGAGCTCTTTGCCGACCCGCGACCGGTACGTGACCTTGCCATTTTCCACAACGGCGTTGAACCGCATGCCGTCACACTTGGTCTGGGCCAAGCACGGGAAAGCAATCTCGCCCGTACTCACGAGCATACACGGCCATGAAAGCTGGAGTTCGGGCCAGATCTTTTGGACCGTGGACTCGCTCACACCGCACCGCAGGTTCCGGCCGATGACGCGGCGAACCACCTCTTGATCCGCCCCTTCGAGGGCGCCGAGCGCCGCAGCCAGACGGTCACGCGCCGCAGTGCCACGGATAACCCGCCCAGCCAAGCCCACCTCGAGCATCTCAAAGGTGGTCTCGAGGTCGGTCATTGGCCAGACGCGATTCCCAGAGAGTTCGGGAATCGCCTTGATATAAAAGTTGATGCTTGGGTCAAGGGCCAGACGGAAGGCCGTCTTGAGCAGGGGGTTGCCCTTATTTTCGTTCAAAATTCGCTCCTTCTCGAGACGGCTGGAGGTCGCCTCGAGACGGTTGAGGATGGAGAGTACGGAAGCCATGGTCTTTGTAGGTGAAAGAGGCTGTAGGTCTTAGGGTCTTGGGCGAAACAAAACACGTTTTTTATAGGTCACGGAAGCATGGGCACGACTGACACCTCCTAAACCGAGGGCACAGGGTCTCGACAATGAGCCACGGGATCCGGCCCCGAACGTAAAAGTATCTGAACATTGTCTACTATACGCCCAGAGTCTTTAGTCGAAAATCTTATAGGAACACTGAAGTGAATCATCTGCATCTATAGCTCGACGCTCGTTTCCGTACACCTTTATCATGTCTGGGAGTTCATGCTTGGGCTGGTCGCATAACCATTTCACAGAGTTTGCTGGATCCCAGTTATTTTCAGTTGAGTGTTTGAAAGGTCCATCATCGGATTTAATCACGTAAATTTCACTTTTAATTTCTTCGGGCGTCATCATTGTTTGCATTACTACCTGTGCAGCGAGATATACGTTCAGGTAGTCTGGTTGGGGTGTGTTTTGTATATCAACACCCCGAGCCATGACGTGGTCTTTATAGTCCGTCTCTTTTTTGAGAGTATTCATGACCCCGAACTCGTCCCTCCATTTTGAAACAAAATCACACCCTTGTGTACACGCAAAGAACCAACTCTCTATGACTGGGTACTCGGGGTTGGTCGTCGCCCCCTCGCGGTAGTATCCTATGAATTCGACGCCCCTCTTCTTCTGCTCGTCAATGACCCACTCGAAGGAAGTCTGTGGGACGACGGATGCGTCACACCACACACCCCCATACTTGGGGAGGACGTGGAGACGGACAAAGTCAGATTGGCGTGGTTTTGTATCTGCGAATTTAAACTTGAAAATATCAACGTCTGGGAGGTACTCTCTCAAGTTCCCGGGATGGAGGATGTTTATTTTCCATCCAAAATTCATTTGCTTCATCTTGTCTATAGACTTTTGGATAAACTCGGGAAGTTGGTCCGAGTCCCAATATGTCCATATTGTTTTGGGAATTTCCTTGAGAGTGAAAAGATCCTGTTGTCTGACCCATAAGAGCCAAAGAACAAGAACTACTAGGACTGCCACTATGACGAGCCACATCTAATTTTATATTAGATTAAAAACTTGGCGAAAATGCTTTCAGGGTGAGGATTCAGCCAATTTCGAGTTTCCAATTCTTTACGATCATTGCCCACGAGTTTTACGAGTTTATTCACACCCTCTGCGGGCCACGGGCCAATGAGGTCGTCTATGACATACGTGTGGTTCCACCTATGCTTGGTCTGGTAAAGAATCGGGCCACTCTCACCGGGTATGCCCGTTACGATACTTCCATCCACGCCGTCTATTTTTATGATTTTCTGAATTGCAATATAAATTGTAAAGTACCCAAGCAAACCTTTGAACATGTGTTGAAGTAAATCATTCACCTTGTCACTTCCATAAGTCTTTTTCAGGTGCTCTACATATTCGTATCCATTATTCTTAAATGATTTACATGCAAAATCAAACTCATTGAAAAGAGCCGTTATGAATTTTCCGTTTGGAATTGATGCCATGAACCAACTCTCGTACATGGGGGAGTCCCCTTTCTTCGTCATGGCTTCTTGATAAAACAGGAGCGCCTCTCCGTTTCCTTGGACCCAGTCCAGTGATTCAGTGAGTATAATTGACGCATCGAGCCATATACCCCCGTGTGTTTTCAGGCGTTCAACGCGAAGCCAATCTGACTGACGTTGAGGTGTGAGGTCTTTATATTCATCTGGAACGTCCGTCTTGTTCAAGAGTTTTACTTCATAGTCTGGACACATGCGTTTCCAATTGTCTATACACTTTTGAGTCAAAAGAGGAACTTTGGGGTCGTCCCAATATGTCCATATGATTTTAGGTATTTCTTCTTGAAAACTCGAACTGACTCTATTTACAAGTAAAATTAGAACAATGACGGTGAGTATCAAAATGGCCACCACCCACATTCCTACTAGTACATATGAAAATTTGGGCCGATGTGTGGGACGGCACACTTGGTGTATCGCGCCGAAATCTTGGTGAGGGTCGTGTTGACGTGGTTCTGAAGCTCGCGGAGTGACGTACACAAGGTGTCCACCTCTTTGTTCTGTACAAAAGTTTGAAACAAGTCGTTCAGAACCGCCATTAGCATCTCCATAACCTGCCTGATATCCGTCTTGCGCTGTCTCGCCTTTTCGCGCTGCTGAATTTTGGACTTGAATACGTCATTGGATATGTCACCAATCATAAACTTGATTCGAAGGTCTCTGTTGTCTTCGATTCTATTTGTATCGTACCGAGGAATCACGGCCCACTGACAGTGCCCATAGGCTCTGTGTGCGTTTGAAATGAGAACGTATCGGCTGTCAGCACGAGTCATGTTACGGAGAATTGTGAGCACAACAACATAGTCTGGGAACCCACCACACGGCACGTCCCCGGGGTTGCGCGCAAGGGTCCCCTGAGCACGCATGTACTCGTAATAGTGTGGGTTGTGTACTGTTCCCGTCTCGATCCGACCCGTGCGCCAACTGAAGGCGGTGTGGCACTGGGTACAATACATCTGATCACACCCGTTAATCTTGAAAATCATGGCGGCACACTTGGGACAATTGCGCGAGTCCTTGGCCAAGAGCTGGGCCGTTGCCACGTTGTTTGGGTCGCACGTGTGTGCAGAGTCCTTGTTCGGCCCCTTGACCTCGTGACACTCAGGGCAGGCCCAATTGTCGCACATACCGCACTTCCAGACCGTGCTCAGAAACCCCTTGCAGTCGGCAAAAGGGCACGCCCTAACAAACTGGCGCTTCTCGTGCTCAACTTGACCCCCGTGAAGACGATTCATCAATTGAATCTTGTACCATTCGAGGTGGTCTATGTCAATCTGAATGTTAGATACAACTTTGCGCTTTTCCTGTGCTAACTTGTGACGGATGATGCTCGCCTCGAACTCTGTGGATACACCGTGCTCAACGGCTAGGGGTCCGAGTTTTAAACCGGCCGTACGGCCCCAGTCTTCTTGGGCTTGATTTCTACGACCCGTAAGCGCCTCTATCTGAGGGTTCAGAGATCGAATTCTCCTCTCGAGCTCGACATAGGGCTGGGTCGCGGGCATGAGACTTCGTTCGCGCTCAAACAAAAGGTCCTCACGGCGTTGCTTATATGTTTTGGAAACGAATTTCTGAGTAAAATTATCAACGAGAGCCTCCCGAGTCCATCCCTTGCGACAGCTCATACAGTGCGCATCCTCTGCAGTGTCACACAGGTAGCGCTCGTGACACGTGACGCACGCTCCAAACGGACAAAAGGGGCAGGTGACGCGTGCATGGCTCGATTTGTTGAATGGTTCGCAACACACGTCACAGGACATGTATTACTTGCTTTTTACGGGCGGTTTTTGTTTAACTGGGTCCTTGACCCGAACCTTGATACCGTGCTTGGAGACTGTGGTGGGTGGCTCTGGCGGTGGCCACACAGGCATGGGGGCGTCGTCTGGGACGTCGGCCCATCTGACCTTTTTTGGTGGAACAGAAGAGTCCATTACTATTACACGTGTTTAAGTGCTCTAAGTCCGTTTCTTGACAGCCTTGATAACCTTTGTTTTGGGTTTGGGAGTCGCTTTGGACGCGGATGGCCACTTGCCGAAAATATCATCTAGAGCCTTTTGGCGAGCGTCCACCGTTTCCGCGAGCTTTTTGTGGCGCGCAATCGCCTTGTTTATGTACTCCTCGGAATGGCCCGCTGCTTTGTACACCTTGATGCGCTCCTCGAAAGGTGGAACGGCCCCTGGATACTTTTTGAACAGCGCCTGAATAAGTTGGCGGTCGGGCTCCGGGCCCTTTTGGGCAGCCTCCACTGGCACGGGTTTGGGGTGAGCCTCCAGCCACTCGAGGCACTGTGCCACGTAAGCATCTCGGCTGTGTTCTGGAAGGTGCTTTGCTACAAATTCATAGTCCATGGGGGGTGTCCATAGGGTCTTATCTGGCCGGCGCACTTGATCCGTGCCCTTATATAGCAAGTCCACAATCTCACCAACCCGCCCAAGTGTTCCATTCGGAATGATGACGGGGCGTTCCACCGGTGTGACCCATGTACTCGCCCTTGTACCGTTTGGACGAATTTCAGTCACAAATTGCTTGGGCGCCAAGAAGCCACGCTTGATCGTGGGACGCTTGAACATTGTTTGTGTTTGACACATGATGATACTCCGAGCCTCTGTGCTATACTGAACCCGTTTTTTTATACGGACTTGATAATGGTCGTACAGTTTATTCACCTCCTTGTAATTCTTTTCATAATTGGGGCTCCATTTTTTGGAGGGGAATATTTCCTGTCAATTCACTTTCTGATTGTGCCCTTTATCATGCTCCATTGGATCACCAATCAGTCAGTATGTGCACTCACTGAAATTGAGAAGCTTCTTCGAGGAGGGTGTGAATCAAAAGACACCTTTTTCGGACAAGTTATGGACCCTATATACAAGAGTGAGTCGTTTATCGGGAGGCTTGCGTCGCCCTTTTACACGTTCAAAGACGAGGAGACGGAGACGCTTGCGGTGTGGGTTATGTTAACTGGTTTGTGGCTCATTACACTGTATAAACTCTGGCCGACCGGCTTCAGCTATCTTCAGGTCGAACTCGACTGCTTGCTTGCGCTATTTACTCGTCCTCCTCAAACCCCTCCTCTGTGAGTCCGCCCATCTCTGCGTAGCCTTCGGACTCGGCATCTGACTCCTCATCACCAGACTCGGACAGAATTGCCGCGAGGCGCTCGGCCACAGTCTGGGGCACTGGGACTGGGGCGGTGCCCGAAGTGCCCATGACCACCTCGAATTCAGCCTCGGCGGCTGCCAAAGGATTGCCGTGCGACTCGCACAGTGCACACTCGCCCTCGGCATTCTCAGTCAGAGAGTGCGTGTGCACGGGCTGCTCAGCCTTGGTCGCGGGCTTCTTTGCCGCCTTTTCCTTGGGCGGAGCCTCGCCATTTGCCTCCTGTGTGGCGCGCAAGTGGCGCTTGCAAAACACCTCACCCTTGAGGGCACTGAACTTGCACGGCTCCTTCTTGGAGGTGCACGCCGTGCACTTTTGCTTTTCCGCCTTGGCCTTGGGCTCCTTCACTGGGGCGGGGGCGGGCTCGGCGCCCTCGACAACCACAGCCACAGCCTTGGGCTTCTTGGTGTACTTGCGAGGCACCTTGATTGCGTCAGCAGACACCTCCAAATACAACTTGGAGAGCTGCTCAAACGGCAAATTGTAATCCTGCGCCACGCGCACGAGAAACTGGCGGTCGCGCTCATCGACCAGTGCGTTGATGGCGGCAGTGAAGTTGGCCATTTGGTTCTTAGTGTACTTGAGTGTGTGTGCCTTAACTGGCTTCTGGGCTCGAGAGCACACGAAGACTGTGAGTGCTCTGGGGCTTAGAGAGGCTTTT